TGCCATGCTTCCTGCAATATGCCGTCACGTAAGTCTACACAAGTCTGTCTGTAGTTAGCTCTAGCCATGATACGTATAGCTTTAAGCAACTCACGGAAGTCATCAAAGGCATTGACATTAATCTCAACTAGGTTACAGAAGCCCTTGTTAGGTAGGAGTATTTCTGCACATGGGTTTAATGTCTGGAACCAAGGAGCCCTTTTCTCAGCTTCCACAGCATTAATGAAACCTGGCTCACTGCCACCAGCAGCAACCATCCTAGCGAAAATATCACTAAGCTCATCACGGCTAGGAACAGAATGAAACAGAAGACTGTTATTAGACTGTGTTCTATGATCGTTTCCATGTAACCAATAGTCTTTCTTAGCATTAACAAACTCTTCCCAACCCTCACTTCCATAGTCATACAAGGCAATCTCAGCAGACCTACGAGAAGAGAGTATAGTACCTAACCAGTTCTCTACATCTAGTATGTCCATACGAGAGAGGAGTGAGTCTGTTCTCTTGTTAAGCAAGTCAGCAATAGCAGTGAAAGCCTTAGCCACTTGTTCATCACCACTACTAATCCAACCATAACCCTTCAGACGTTCACCAGCAGGTCTTATCTCAGAGAAGTCTAGCACTAGCTTGTCTACGTTATGCTTGCCTACAAGGAGCTTACCAGCAGCCTTAGACCATGCCTTAGCGGAGTCTCCCACCTTGATAGTCCATACACCATTCTCTATAGTCTCTTCATTCTCCTCCATGCCTTTGTCATCACGAGTGGAGCGTATCACTAACACTTCATGCTCCTTACGGAAGCCAGTGAGAGTGCCTTGCTTACCCTTGAAGCCTACACCACAGCCTTGCATAAGCAACCAGATACTATCTACAATGTCATACACTGTCTCAGATACTAAGCCTGAACAGTTAAACATAGAAGCTTCATAACGCTTAGCTGTCTCAGTACCACCTAGCCACAAGGTTCTACCTGAGAGGCTAGTCTTACGGGAGAGCATCAAGCTACGTAAATACTCTAGCTCCTCTGTCTGTTCAATGTTAAGCTCTTTGTCTAGGGCTCTCTCCCATAGCCATTGTTGGTGTCCTATAACCCTATCAACTGTCTGAGGCCAAGTCTCAAACTCAGTACCTTCAGCATTTAGTGGTCGGTTGTAGGTTCTACGTGTTACTACTTTACTTCTAAAACTCTGTTCTGTTTTCAATATATTCTCTCTTTATCCGTAAGTTTGTAATAGTCTTTCTAGTGAAACGAAATTAACATCATGGTCTACATAACCATACCTGTTATCAAAAGCTTTGAGGTGTACAAACCCCCTATGCTCTGTGTTGTTAGCCCCTCTGTAGCCCTCGTCGTGCATATAGAAACTGCCAGCACATACCCCGAAGTGAGGCTTACCCATTAGGTTCTGCCTTCTACCAAATTGATATTGTTGCTGATGTCCATGTATGAAACTGTGAGGAAACTTATTAAGCTTGTTCTCAATGCTACCACCTACAGCCCTACCACTCTGAGCATTCTCCATGTAGTGAGAGAAGCAGATGCCATACAACCAGAAGGGACTATTCATTGGATGAACATTCCAGCCTTGGTCTTTAACGAAAGCATCTATATCAAAGCATCCCTGTAGTACAGGATTACGCTCTATATACCTAGCTAGTCTGTTCTCATGGTTGCCCATAAGGAAGTCCCTACTAGGTCTATATGAGTCCTCGTAGCCCCTCTTAGCCTTCCTGTTCTTACTGTGAGTAACCTCATCTATAAGACGGAAGGCATTGAACCCAGCCTCTAGGTCATCATACAGCCTACGTCCCTCCTGTTCTAAGGGACTAGCGTATGTACTCAAGCTCTCGAAGTCCCAGTGGTCTCCTATATGCACTATGTGTGCTGGCTTATGCTTCCAGATGTACCTAGACAATGCCTTAAGGTGATCAGTGGGAGTGTTAGGAGCCACTTGAGTGTCGGCTATGACTAATATGTCGCTGTTAAATGTCATGCAATGCTCCTGTTTATCTCAGCCTTCACAGTGTCAAGACCCTTCTTGTTTATAGCCAAGACAAGCAACCCTATAGCTGCTCTCCCTTCCTTGCTTAGCTTATCCAGATAACCCACAGCATCCCTACCCCTACCATCATTACGTAGGTTGCTAATGATGTTGAGTCTGTTCCAAGCTCTATGTGTTGGGTTGGCTATGTCATTGAACAAGGTAAGTTCCTTGTAGTAGTTCTTCTCATTACTCATTTCTTCTCCTTACGATGTTTAGCTCTCAATGCTGTCTCTTTCTTACTCTTAATATCGTGACAGGATTTACATAGAAGTTGTAAGTTATCTCCCTCACAGAACATACGCTCAATACAACTGTCCCAACTCTCCCAACCAGTGACAGGCACTATTGGTTCTACATGATCTACAAATACATTAGTTACTCTCTTCCTCCCTTCCTTCTTAGTAGTTGGTACTACAGCACCACAACCATTACACTTATACCAACCTCTCCTCACTCTAGCTGCTGTCATGCAGTCTTGTATAGGAGCCCACTTCCTTGTAGCTCCTCTCAGTTGATTCTTAATGAAGGACTTATACTTAGCTTCAGTCCACCGTCCTCCACAACGTGTCTTCTCTCCACTAGGTCTCGCCATCATCTAGCTCCAACAAGTAGTAGTGATCATCGTTCTCCATTTATTTCTCCTCACTAAGCTCTCTAATAACCTTGTTCATGTGGTTCCTCATCTTAATCAAGTAGTGTTTTTGTGTTCCATACAGGGACTTACACTTAGTCTCTACTACCACAGAACTTCCCACAGAAGTTCTTATTATCCAGTTGTGACCATTCTCCTCAGAGGGCGGGACAAATCTTGTCCCGGTAGTGCTACCCTTCTCCATCAACCTATCTCCCACATAACAGGCTTGCCTTCATCATCAAGCTCTCTAACCATCCATAACAACCTACCTTGCTCTAGCAGATAAGTGTCCCAACCTTCACCTAGCTTCTCCTCATACTTAGCCTTCACTGCCTCTAGCATCTCCTCCTCAGTCTCTAGGTCAGCCAGCATATCATAAGCCATAACAGCACCACCTCTAGGTAGACCAGGTATATTATCCACCTTGTCACCAGTGATAAGCTGCGAGTAGAAGAACTTAGGGCCATAGCCTTTTATTTCCTTTCTATTCACCAGCTCTATACTACCAACACCTTCAACTTTCAGAGGGCCAAACTGAGGCTGCTTACCACAAGGCCAACCAAACTGCATACCCTCCACCATCCTCAAGTCCTTATCCCTAGTGCAGATGGTGGTAGAGTCTGTCTGGTGTATAGCCATTAGGTCATCAGCTTCCATACCATTAGCAACAATACAATCATAGTGCTCAAGTATATAAGCCCTAATATTATCTCTATGAAAGGGCTTCTCTTGTGCTCTAGTTCCTTTGTATGGCTTACTAACAGCTATATGTTCACGGAAGTTAGGAACATAGGGCTCAACAGACTCACCTAATGTCTTAGCTCTACGCTCTAGCATACGCTGTAGCTTCTTATCATTGGTCAAGTAGAGAGTGCAAGACTCAGCCCAGCACTCCTCCACTATCTCCTTGATACGTTGATCAAGCAACTCTGCTACAAACTCAAAGCCCCTAACTACTAGCTCCTCTGTCTCCTCGTCTACAGACTGGCCACAAAAGGCCAGCTCATAGACAAGAACATCAGCATCAATCAAGCATTTCATAAGCTCCCCCATTGTTCAGCCATAGCCTCCGCTATACCTGAGTAAGTAGTAGATCGTATCTTCCACCTATCCTCAGACGGTGGTAGGTAATGAAGTCTTTGCCTCTCACTAACAGGTAGTTTCATCATCTCCTCATACACATCTTTAGTGCTTTTAAGTTTAGGTAAGTTGTGTAGGTACAGACCAGTTTTCTTCTGCTCCATGTGACCAAAACCATAAGGCTGTACGTAACTAGGTTTAGGCATACCGCCCAACCTAGGTAACACACCAACAGGATTCTCAAAACAAACCCTGTCAGCAGCTTTCTTACAAGCTTCCCACAGCTTAACAGTCCAAGTCACTGCATCCAACCTCTCTTGATACTTAGGTTGACCCTCACCGTACCAAGCATTACCACTAACAGCGAGGGCAGTGCAAGGTGGGTGGGCTATTATTAAGTCATATCTATCTTCAAGTAAGTCAAACAGATCACCTTGATAATGATTACCCCCAGCGTCAGAGGGGAGCAGATCACAACTAAGGGCTTCATGCCCTTTGGAGATAAAAGCATCCCTAACTGTGCCACTATATTCACAACCAACTAAAACTTTCATAAGCTCCCCTACT